TACTACTTGCGCCTCCTCTGCCGTCAGGACTCGCTCGCCTTTATGCAATTCGGCTATATACCCATCATACGGAACGTACCCTAAGCCTGTGGCATGAGAGCCGTCGTAGTTTGAAACATCATCGTAAGAAATGTTTCGGAATTGCCGGTTTGGCGAGTAGAGGCTTGAATATGTACCGCCTAAGCCGTGCAATCCAGCTACGGCAATATCAGCCGCTGCCCGTCTGACTGCAGGGAGCATCTCCCACATACCATCTGCAAATCCAAGTATGGTATCCCGCCCTGCCGCTATCGCTTCATCACTGAGATCCATAGCTTCTACTGTCGCTCCCAGTTCATCCTGAAGCAAGGCCATTGAGTTGGTAAAATCCGTTTCGAGCTCTGCAAGGCTCGCGGCGACGGCTTCCTGCTCTGTTTGTAACGTTTTCCAACCGGCAACCATTTTCTTGAGGTCTTCATCAGAAGCGGCCGCCATTCCCGCAATGGCATTCACGCTATCTGCACTACCATCTGCAAAGCTGGCTATCATATCTCCCAAGCCTTCAATATCTGAGGCGCGCTCAGTCAGATTGCCGAGATTCGCGTTGTAATCCTGCCAGTAGCTAATCTGGCTCTCGATTGCGGTGTTTATCGTATTTGCGCTTGTTGCAACAACCTCTGCGGCCTCTTGCCAAAGTTTATATTGTCCTTGCACACTTTTTAGAGCAGCGTCGTAAGCCGCATTGTAGCCCTCAACAAGCTCATCCATTCTCGCACCGACGTCGGCGATGAACTCTTCCATCGCTGCCATCGAACGCGCCGCCTCTGCTTGGGCTGCGTTCATTTCCTCAAGTGCAGCCGCCGCTTCAATCGCAGCTTGCTCGTATCCTGCGACGCTTTCAGCCAGTGCGTCTATTGCATTCCTATTCTCTAAAAAGGCGCGTCTGGCATCTGACTCGATTCGTGTAGCTGCCTCAAGCTCATTTTGTGCATTCGTGAAAGCCCTGAGCATTTGCCGCTCGTCAGTTCTTCCCTTCGATGCATTATAAGCCGATTGGGCGCTGTTATATGCCCGTTGTGCTGCATCTGACCGCTCAGTAGCCGCAGCGAGCGCATTCTCCAGCTCTACCTGCATTTGCATGTTTTCGAGCATGGACTGATAATCAGTATCGCGCCGGTTTCTTGCTATTTCCGCTTCTGCGAGCGCCTTGATCGCGTCTGTGCTATTGTTGAGCGCATCGGCATATTCGTCATACGCAAGTCCGAGCATTGGCATTGCTTCGTTCAACAGTTCGACGATACCGAGAATCTGCTGCTTTGTAGCTGCTGTTTTGCCCTCCACAGCCATCAGCTCTTCTAGCTTTTTGATGAGGCTGGATGCGCTTTGTTCCTCTTTATTGACAGATGATGCTCTTTCTACTTGGGATTGCCTCATTTCCGCATAAGCATCCATGAGTTCCCGATGTGCCTGAGCAGCCTGTTCGACAGTCATTTTGTTCTGCTCATAAGCTGCTGTTGCCGCATCAAGCTCCTTCTTGAGCGCTTGCGCTTCATATGAGGTTTCACCCATTGACTCGCTAATGTCAGCATATTTGCTCTCCAGTTCGCGCAACTCATAATACTGATTCCGTGAAGATGCTGTTAGTTCGCGGACTTCTCTCTCAGCTTCATTCTGCGCACTGGACAGAGCAATTATGCCGGCGGTTAATGCTGCAATTCCGAGAGTAACCCCCATGATGACATTCAACCCAGGGATTGACGCAGACAGGAGTGCCGACGCCGCAGTTGCTACTTTTGCCGCAACAGAATAGGCGGCCAGGGCTACAACAACAGCGCCCAGAATTCCTACAAAGACAGTTATCGCCTTAACAAGCGCCGGGTTCTTTTGTATGAACTCAGTCACGCCGCCCAAAACATTTGAACCCATCACGTAAAGCTCGCCGAGAGTCGGCGTAAGCGACTCCCCTAATACCAGTTTCAATTCCGCGGCAGAGGCTTCCATCTTCCGGAGCTTTGTTTCGGTGTTATCGGTCGCAACGCTCGCCATCCCTGCAGCCTGCCCAAGCCCGCCGAATGCTCGTGAAGCGCCCGAGATTTCCCTGCTCAACCCAATAGCTGAATCGATACCCTCCGCGCTTATCATGTTCCACGTCTTTTGCGAGACTTTGTCGAATATGATTGATTCGCTGCGCTTGCGCTGCTCGTCTGTAAGGTCACCGAGCGCGCCTTCAAGCTCCTGCATAATGACGAACATGTCACGGCTGGCGCCGTAACTGTCGTACAGTTCAACATTGAGGGCCCTCAGTTCCTCTGCGGCTTTTTCTGTTGGTGTAGATAAGTTGCGTAACACTCCGCTCAGCCCTGTTCCGGCGGCTCCACCCTTAAGGCCAGCCTCGGACATTATTACGAGTATTGCATTTAACTCGTCAATGTCTATCCCTGCATTTACCGCAGAGCCGCCGACATTGACATACGCTTCTGCGAGCTGGCTCAGGTTGAGGTTCGTCTTCACCGTAGTGTAAGCAAAACTGTCAGTGACCCGACTTGTTTCAGCAGCATCCAGCTTGAATGTTTTCATCACCGCAGAAAGGAAGTCAAATGTCTTCCCCATGTCGGTATTCGTCGCCACTGCAAGGTTTGTGCCTTTTTCTAGCTGTGCCATTGCAAGTTCGACATTACCGCCGACTTCCATCAGGTCTTTTGCGCTTCTAGCTACGTCGGTTACAAATAAACCTGTATTGAGCGCGACGTCCCTGATGGTTCTCTCCATGATATCCATTTCAGCAGCAGTCGCGCCGGTTGTCGCTCCTATTATGGACATAGCAGATTCAAATTGCATCGTCAGCTTCGTAACATCGTCAAACGCTTTGTATATCTCCTTCAGCGCCATGACGATCCCTGCGGCAATTAGCGCCTGGTGTATCGCTTGAACTGCCTGTGCGCCTGCGTTACCGAACTTTCCTGCTGACTCTGCCGCACTCTCTTGCTCCGCTTTAAGGGCTTTTATTTCATCTGCGAGGTCAGCGCTCGCCTTTCCGAGGTTGTCAGTGTCAACACCAGCTTCGCGTAGCGCATCCCCCATCTGGACTAGTTTCTGCTCTTGCGTTGTCAGCGAGTCGGTGGTTTTGTCTATCTGTTGTTGTTTGGACAGCAGTTTGTTTTCAAGCGCCGAAGAATACTCTCCGGTCTCACTTATCTCTTTCTTGATATTGTCATATTGTTGCTGCAGTAGTTCGAGCTTCTGGCGGTTAGACTCGACCGCCGCCTCTTGCATCTGATATGACGATATATCGGCTTGCTGTTTTGCAAGGGTGTCGAGTTCCCGTTGCATGGCTATAAGCTGTTGTTGAGCTTTCGTAAATGTGCCTGTATAGCTGCTTCCAAGCTGTGCATTCAGCGAAAACAGCATATCATATTCTTTTCTGCTGGCCATGCACGCCCTCCCTTCGGACAATTATCGTCTTTTGCGGGTTCTGTCGATCCTTGCTTGAATCGACCGCTGGATATGGTTGCTGTCCCTGATCCAATCGCTTAATTGCGAAAGGGGCAGGGACAGCCAAAATGGTACAGGGGTATTATTGACCTGGGACAGTATGAGGCACTGCTGCCGGAGCCATTGGCCGCCGTCGCCGCCGATCACTCCGACGCTAACAAAAAAGACCTCGCTGCATTCCTGATCCTATTATAATCATGTAACGGCATAAGCTCAAAAGCGTCAGCGCCGATTTTTTCCGTACATGCCCTGGCGGCCATGCGCAACAGGAAAGGTCCGGAAAGCGCGGGTGCTACAACTGCAATTCGTAGTGCTTGCAGTTCGTTTTCGATTTCAATGGCATCACGCCCGATCAAACTGTCCCAGTCGAAGCGCAGCTCTGTGTAAGTAACCTTCATGTAGGTGAAGGGTTTGCTGAATAGGTGCGTATAGGAGAAGCCGCCTTCTTGAGCCTCTTCTTTTGCCTTTTCCGCTTCAGTCTCGGCGACTGAGAATTCATCAGCGTTGATAGTGGGCATGTTTTTTGTGTTTTCGATGTTCTCCATGATAATAAGTGCTCCTTTCATTATAAGCCGAACACGGCTACGTTACTTTCCAAGCGCCCGTCGCACGGGCTCGTTGTAGTCGATACCGTTGATCACGTCGATACGGTTAAGCGGGTCGATTTCCTCAAGCAAAACGCCATCGTAGAAAGTGGCCCAGTACCGTACTGAAAACGCGATTGTCGTATCGCTCGGCGAGGCAGGCTTGATGTTGCCGCCTGACGCGCTTTTAGGTATGGCTTGGAAAACGTGTTTCACGCCCTCAGTCACGACCTGGCCAGCAACGCGATCCTCGTTTTGCTGAGCGACTCGAAGCTCGATGATGTGTACGCGCTGTTCGCGCAAGCTCGCCATGCGCGGTGTGTATGCGCGGAAAGCCAGCGACAGGGTCATTGCGTCATAGTGACCGTTGACCGGCACTTCGACGTCGCCGCCAATACCGGCGCCATTCATCGTCATAACCTTCTGGTTCTTGTCCGGCAGCGTCGTTTCTGCGATTCCAATGAACTCAATGGAATCCTCGTAGACAGCAAAATCTATGGTACCGACATCAATCATGGTGCTTGACATATCAGTGGACCTCCTTTCTTAAGCTGCGAGCGCCAACTTGAGATAGTTGACGTCGTATTCGAGGATGAAGACGAACTCCTGAGCGGGGCTCGGCGGTGTGATGAAGATTCGCACCCTGATAATACCGGCCATGAGATCGGTGAGCGGGTTATCTTCCTCGCGGGCTTCTACACGCGCTCCAAGCAGGAATCCAGACCCGACAATTCCGTTGAGCCAGATATTGCATGTGTCCATGATGTTACCGACGAGGCGTGCAGTCATGGGCTTGTCGAGTCTGCCCCAGAACGTCCGGATAACGGTATTGCCAACCCAGTCGAACATGCGCGATACAGGAAGGAAGTAATCCTTGACGTCGTTGTTCAACGGATGGCATGCGGTATAGTTGCCCCATGCCGTCCAACCGCCCATGAAGTTGAGTGCGGTCATAATGCCGTTTGCGTTTAGGATGTTCGCCTGCGCGTGCGTCAGGGACAATTCCGTGCCGTCCTCAAGTGCCATGCCATTTGCCTTGAGTTCCTTATTTGAGGGAGACTCATAAGGGATACCGTTGTTGGCGCTGTCAACCGTTGCAGTAAGCCCCGCCAACTGTGTTGACATATGGAAAATGCGATTACCAAGCCTGAGCTTCGGCCAGCAAACGACCTGATCTTTATCGACGATGTTGTTCTTGTTTTTGAGCGCAATCGCCTCCGTATAGGTCTTCGCACCGTCTGTCTTGTCCGAACTGATGTCGACATAGGCCTTTGCCTCGAATATCCCGTTGATTGTCGTTTTTGTCGCCATGACCGCAGCGACTGTGGGATCGTGCGAGAATCCAGGCGCAAGCACAAGGTCGGGTATAACGCCCCCGGCGCTTGTCATGCACTTTTCGATGTTCTGCATACCGACTGCGACGACGTCAGGCGTCACGGATTCAGGCGTTACCTTCTTGTACGCGACGTTGATCATGTCGTCGTCGTATGCGACGCCGTCTTCCAAGAGGTCGATGATAAGGCTCTCATCGGAGTAATACACTGCATAGTCCGTACCCTTTTCGAGTGCTGACCCGGTACCTCCAGCTTTCTTGATAACGAGCGTTTCGTCGTTAATTGCTTCAAGCGGCAGCAATGCTTTATTCTCTGCGACCGGGATGTCAACCGCCGCAACAGGGGCGGTCATTGTTGCCGAATCGAGCAAGTTGCAGAATACTGCGGGTTGTTTCTCGAAAAGTTTGTAGTGGGAGTACATGCACTCGCTGAGGTTGTACTTCCAGCTTTTTGACTCTTCATCAAAATCCGAGAATCCAAGCCTCTCGAAAGCTTCATCCCAGTTCGTGGTCAGAAGCACTTCACCCGCTGCCAGGGGATTATCTGCGCTATGTACAGGTGCGGCGCCGATGAAAAACGGTATGCCGACTAGCGCAACGCGAGGAGAGCCGACGCTCGTGGCCTGCTGGCGCACACTTATTCCATGATTCACGATTTTTCCTCCTTACTTAGATTTGAGTTGACCGGCGAGCTTGTTGTAATTCACATACAAAAAGTTGCCGGAGGTTTTGACCTTTATGCGGCACTCGGGGAGGTTTTTCCCCAAAACGATTAGGTCAGCGACAAGCGGGTACTTCTCAATAACGCTCTGGAGCTCTTTGAGCGTTGCTTTCTTGTCGTTACTGAATACCGTACCGCTTACGATCACGCCTTGGATAGACGGCCCCAAGTAAACACAAAACCCGCCTTTTTCAACGGGTTTTGCTTTTTTTGCCGGTGTTTGGGTCGGGAGTTGAACAGGTGCTTGCGCTGTTTCCTGCGGAATGCTCTCGGCTTTATCGTCAGGCGTGTTCTGATTGTTAGAAGCCATTGTTGAAATCCACCTTTCTTTTTATTCCGGGGAGTCGCCAGGTACTTATCATCTCGCCAGCGTAGTATGGCGCTGTGTCGTCCGGGTATATCAGTGCTTCAAGCCCATCACCTTCCGTAATGAGCGTATACTTATTCCCAATCACAACTGTTTCGAGAAGGGCTACCCGCAGCCGCTCCATGAGGCTCAGCAGCGTGAGCGCACCTTCCTGCTCGTTTTCGTGATACACGCATATAATGGAGCGTACCACCGTCAATGCAATCGCTCGTTCGCCTTCAGGCTGCGTGTCCTTTCCCGTAATTACCTGATGAATGATATATGGGGCTTTTTTCGTTGCAGATTTGCTGTCTGGCAACCTCATGAGGTGGACATCCGCGGCTCTGGGGGCAGGAGGTTTTTTATCATTTTCCTGTTTGCGGACAGGCAATACCATATCCTTTATAACTATTTCAGTGAATGCCTTTAGCGTTTCAAGAAAATCAGTCCTGGTCATGATTTACCTCCCCAGCCATTGAGCACGCGAGTAATCTCATGCTCCATACGGTTCTCATACGTCTCGCGGATCGTTTCGTCCATTTTCCGAATGACGTCCTCATTCTGCATCATATGGGCAGTCGACGGCCCGAACTTTTGCTCCACAGGGAAACGGGGCGCTCCGACTCGCTCAAACACTGCTGTCGGGCCGAACACACGCTCAACGAACGCATGTTGCAGGGTCGTAGCGCCTCCATTGCGCTTCACCTGCGTTTGCAGTAACCCCTTTCGAGAATACCTCGTATTGAACTCCAGGAGCGGGAGGACCGTTCCCGCATACCTGATACTCATGGACACGACGCTACCGCCAGAACTTTCGACGTTTGCCGAAACCCGGACATTTTTCATGAATGTGCTTTTATTGATTGTGTACTCTTCAGCCGCATATTGCCCGGCCCGTGTTTTCGCTGTGTCGCCGGCACGTTTAAGCGCCCCATGAGCGGCTTTGAATACGCCGCCCGGAATACCGGCTAGCAGTTTGTTGAGCCTGTCAACATTCATGCTGCCGATTTCTTCAATACGGACGCTCATTCGTCTATCGCCTCCAGTTCCACGCGCAACATCCCAAGCTCACATGAAGATGAGGCGACATAGAATTCATAGAAGAACCCGTTGCCGCCCTCTTCATTATTGATCTGTATGCGTTGCCCCTTTTCAGGTTTGTTGTTGCCGAGGTCGACGACGGAGCAGTGAAGCACGCTCGTCACCTGATACAGCCCTTGCGCGTGATCGTTCACTAAGGCGCGTCTGTCCTTTTCCTTGAGCCCGGACAGGATAATCGGGATATCCTCATACCTTTCGCCGTCATAAATGATCGTGCGGTACTCGGCAAACTCGCCGGTGTTCAGGAAAACGCTGTGATTGTCTGCGGCTATCATGTCCTTGAAGCCACTCACGTCACCGGTTCCCCCGTTCCTAATTCCGGGGGAGGCTCGCCATCGTCAGCACTATCATCCTCATCGTCCTCGCTGTCGCCAGCATCGTTGGCTAACGCTGCTTTCGCCGCCTCTGCCGTTTCTGCCGTCTTTGCCTCCTGTGCCGTTGCCCTTATTGTCGCCAGCGCAGTCTTTGCCGTCTCTATAAGTTCAATGACTTTGGCTTTGGACGTCGCGCTTTTCAGCGGTGCTTCCCCGACTCCATATATTGTGGCCGCGATATCCTTAAGCTCCGCAAGTTTCATCCCGGAGTGATATTCAGGCTCTTGCACAGTATTTGAGGGTGTTGCAACGCTCTGTGATGGCTTTTTCACCACCGGGGCGGTGTAATACTCGGCTACACCTAAATCGACGATTCTCGCCGCCTCAGCCGCCGGGAGATCAAACGGCGGATCTGTCCGGGTCTTTGGCTCAGTGATCCTCGAACCCTCTTTCCTGTAGCCGTATGCACCCTTAACGATTTTAACTGTTCTCATAACCGCTCCTTTCTTGCTACGGCTACGAGACTACGTTCGCAGCATAGATGTACGGACAGTAATCCTTTGGCGCCGCGAGAGGCCTCGCGCCCAGCCTCAGCTTGCGGGTATCCTTCTCCTGGTCGACTGACAGTTTCGGGATGCGCTGCGCAGCATATGTTGAGTGGATGGTATTGCCGTGGTCAATCTGCGTGATCTGGCCGTACATAAGGCGGCCGCAGCCGGGGGCTGTCACCATAGCGGAGGTGGGCGGGAAGTATGACCTTGTCACGTTGTCGTCGTCGACGTACTCGTGATCGACTTCCCAGAGAAGCAGTTTGAAGCCGCCGAAATTCAAAATGCCGAGTGTCGCAACGCCGGGATATGACGTCAAGCTCGGGGCGAGTTGACCGTATTCCATTCGCCTGTTGTCAAGCAGGTCGCGCACTTTCTGGATATCGCAGATAGCGTCGGCAGCCTGAGAGCCGAGTATCAGGTCAGCGGCTTTGAGTCCGCGCCTCGACAGCATTTTGCACATTGCCTTGACGTCGCCGAAAAAGTCACCGCCCGTGCTATTCCACGGGGCAGCTACGGTGTACTCGTGATCGCTCGCGCCATCAAAGTACCTGATCCGGAGAATTTCGCCTTTCGTTTCAGCATCGACGTATTCCTGCATTTCGCACTCGTTATTGAGCATGACTTGTGCGCACATCCATTCCTCGCGGCGCTTGATCCTGTTGTCGAGGTCTGCCATGTCCTCGATAACGAGGCGTGCGGCCCTCTGAGCCTGTGTCGAGTTCGAGAGAAGGGCTTCGCCGAAACCGCGCCTGTTCAGTTCGTCGACAGTGAGGAGGCGCGACGGCAAAATGTGGGGCGGTGCGAATTCGTGGATCTCGTAGCCCCTGCGGTCGACGGGGATGTCCCCGGCGCGGGGCGCTACGAAAGCAGCCATTTTTCTGTCGGCTTTACGGTACTCTACCAGCACCTTGTCAGCCTTGAAGATGTCCCTGTCGCCAGTGGGGAAATACCTGTCGCGGAAGAACGATGTCTCCGGTATGATCTCCTCGACAAGCGCAAGCATGAAGTAGGTGCTGAGAATATCAACTGTAAGCATGTCTTAGTCCTCCTTAGTTCGCTGCGTGCGGCATCCTGAATACGATGTTACGCTTGCGTAACTCGTCAAGGTCCGCATCTGAGATGGTGTATCCGTCTGCAACGGTCACCTTGCCGGGGTGGAAGCAGCCGGCTGTATAAACAGGCGTGTCCAGGTCATTGACTGTTCCGATTTCGCTGTCGTCGCACAGGATGCAATCCGGTGTCAACGTATCGCCGGTGTCGGGAGTGCTGCCGAGGATATAGAGCTTGCTGTCTGCCTTGGAACGCGCAAAGATCGTCCCGCGCAGAAAGGTCTTTTCTGATGACTGCTTGGCAATGACGCGGCCGCGAACCTCTACCGGTGGGTTGAGGTCGGTTATCAGGCCGTCATATTCCATGTCGCCGATTTTTCTGTTGAGCTCTTTCATAATAATTACGAACCCTCCTTTTTCTTGCCGAGCAGCGCATCTTTTTGCGCTCTTGCCTCTTCCAGCTTCTGGTCGTGCGTTTTCATGCCGGTTTTCGCGGCTTCATGATCTGCCTGGAAGGGCGCCGCCCCGACATCTTTAGAGCCGGAAGCCTCTGCGTCCTCATCAAGATCAGCCATGAACTTTTTGCCCTCTTTCGCTGCTTTCATCGCAGCTTGGTAGA